ATAGGGTTTGATACAAACCAATTGGTGTCATAGAACCTTTTACAACTTCAGTTCTAGGTGGCCTACCAGCCAGTTTAGTCATTGCATCATATTCGTCAAGAATAGTTTCAACACCAAACGACTTACCAACACCTGGAGGGCCTGACACAATCAACCCACGGACTACACCGTTAGCAACTGCATCAGTCATTTGATCTAAGATCTCAAAACGACCTTTAATTCTATCCATTGCTTCTTCTGGAGTTTCTTTTGCTTTCTCCTCTTGTTGGGCAACTGGATTAGTGATCTTGAATTCTTCTTGATTAGAAGGTTCAACATCAGCAGGTGTTTTAAGTAATACACGAATTTTGGTAGCATCAGGACCCATTAGTGCTGAACCATCAACAGTAATGAATGGACCTTTCTTACCAAATGAAAGTGGCTTTACCACCGGAAAAACCGTATCTTTAATAGGTGCGTTACGGTATGTACCTTTTTTTACTTTTACAAAGTTTGTCATATTAGCCTCCCACAGCATTAATTAACAATATAACTATTATAGCAAATTTTGAGGATTTGTCAACCGATAAATGAGCTCAATAGTCCTAAGAAAAGGAGATATACAAGCCATCTACCAAATGTTTCAGCACCATCAGTGGTAAAAATAGCATCTAATTCAAACACTACAAAACCAGCAATGATTGTGAACATGATTAGTAAAAATGTAAACATATTATCTCCTTACCTTATACATATATTATAGCAAAAGATGAGGATTTGTCAACCAGAATTTCTGGTTTTTTATAAGTGTAAGTACTTGATTTTAAAAGATTTTTAAGATTTAGTGGGGTTTTTTCGAGCTTTTTGCCGCTTTTTGTGGGCTTTAAGTATCAGTCTATCTGCTCGCCACAGTATGTATTTGATTCGTAGGGATCTAAACCAAGCAGTAGTCTTGTTCCATAGTTTTTCCATTATATCTCCCGAATTACAATTACACCGTATTGATCCATTGCAACTGTTTTGCAATTAATTCTATTTATAACCTCGTACACTAAATCTATCATTTTCTGACTATTTCCACAGATAATGGTCAGCGGTATGCTGTCTTGATTCATCAGTATGAAATTCTCTACCTTTACATCAACCGTGTGATGTCGGCACCCATGCAAATCTAGTCTCATTTCGTGTCAATGTCATTAATCTATTTTTGTTGTGTTCCAATATTGGCATCATATCCCAATACATATCGTGTAGTTCTTTTTGGCTTTTTGATGATAGTTCTTTTATGACTTGGCATATTTTGTTTAGTCGTTCCTCACCATTATGTATATCATCATAACTTTCGTCCCAATAATCTCCAAAAGTTTTAAACCCTAATCCTTTGAGGTATTTTAGATGATGTGTACTACTCCAAAATATTTGAGGTTGCCAGTACATCATTGGCCTAAAAGTTTTTTCTGTGATTAATAACTCTTGAAAAAATTCTCCCATATAAGAATTCTTCTCTGGGTCGTTATATTGAGGGCAACATGTGAAACACTCTCCCCCATCTGATGTAACTGTAAAATATGTGTTATCATATATATGACTATAGTTTCCAACTTTGTTATAATCATTTCTATCGTGTTGTGAAAAAAGTTTTGAATATACTTCGGTTCGATCTCCAACTATATCAAATTGCATTGGTAGGAGAGTTTCTAGTTCTTTAGGTAACAAGTTATTAAAATAATAATGAAAACTGATAAGATTATTTTTTTGATCTAATAGATCGTGTTTCCACATATATTCGCACAACATTTGTCTAGCATTAACCATATTACCGTTCAAACAATTAAATTTTTTAGTTCTTAATTCTTTATTTGGTGCTGGAGGATTATATCCTTCTATTATTTCATTTGTACCTTTATTTAATAACCAGTCTTTACTAAAATAATCGGCACCAAAGATTCCTGATTCTAGATTAATCTTTCCTTCTGTTGGTCTGTGTATTTCATGCCATCGGTTGTACACATCTTTTAATTTGGGATTATTTCCTCTTAGTGTTATATTACCTAGAGGTATTCCGTGTGTTTTAGCAAAGTCATGTATTAATTCAACATACCATTTGTTATTATCAGTAAGTAACATTGTTCCTTCGCCTGCGTAGGTAAACAATATTCGTTTTTTATGTTTATTAATGTCGAGAAGTATAGGTCTAGTATATAATGGTTTTGTAAAATCTTCAAAGTCTTCGCGATCTTTGCTTTTTACATAATCCAAATATACTACATGATGATATCGTGTACCAATATCGATAGCCATTTATTCTATTACTATATCTTCCATACCAGCAGTTCTAAGTCTGGTAATGTGGCCTATTTGCCATTGCTTTGTGTCTAAACCTTTCATGACTCCTAGGTACTGATTTCTCAATAAGGCAAATTGATTTGCTAAGTGAGTTAGTGTGATAACACTGTCTTCGCTATCTACAAATTTTTCAGCGTCTCTGCTACTAAGTTGTCTGTTATAACTTTCGAGATATTTCCTAAACACTTTACTGCGTTCCTTACGCAATTCAATATTTATGTGTTCGAGAATTGCTTCGATTTCTTGAAGTTGATTAAAGCGGTGTTCTGTGATGCCTGGGAGGGCGGCACTGGATCTCTCCAGGCTACCCTTGATTCGGCATTCGTACTTGGCTTCTTGTATTTGGACATCAAAATAGTCTATCGCTTCTATAATGTTGCCTAAATCATCTACAATTTTATTATACCAAGTACTCATGTTTAATCCCAGTAATCTTCTTCGTCATCTTCTTCTTCGCTTTCAAGGCCAAGATCATAATGACTTACAAGTGCTGTTTTCATAATAGTGTCAAACGAGTTGATGTTTTCTTCTACATCTTCTAGATCAACATTATCATCGAATGCTCTTACTATTTCTTCAGCAACATGCAATTTTTCTTTTTTCTGAACATATGGTTTTACTTTATCCCATAGATCATACAAAAGTGCTAGTTCAGGACTCATCAATATACTCCTCTGGTTCTGGATCAAAATCTTCTGCAATAGGGTCATCAACTACATCATTTTGTGCAATTGGATTCTGGCCCCATTCGTCAATAATTATCTGAAGTTTTTCTCCAGTCCAGCCTTTTCTGAACTCTTTGATTTCTTCACCAGTAACAGGCGAAGTATATAGCAACTTATTACCTACTTTTTCAACAATACCTTTTGCTTCAAGCATTTCTAATAGGCCGCTATACGGATCCATGCCTGTCTCATATGGTATCTTGATTTGTACACCTTCAAACGGTTTACTGTATCGTGATTTCATCACTTTACATGCCGCTCTAATACCTTGTACAGTAGATGTTTTGTTACCATCCTCGTCTTCTTTTAGTTTTAGTTTTTTCATTGCTACAACTATAGAAGATGCATAGATAAATCCCTGTCCGCCTGATATTTTATCATCAGGGTCAAACATGTCTTGTGATGCATAAGTGTGGTTGGTTGCTACAAGTGCAATCGGAAAAGGAGCGATCTGATTCACTGTATTTCTAACCAAGGCTGTCAGTGCCTTAGGTTTTCTACCCATATCACCTTTCATATCACCTTTTTGGAATTGATCTACATCAGTTGGTGTCAGCAACATACCTAAACTGTCAATTACAAAAACAAGTTTAGGTTGCTCGCTGTATTCCAAATCACCGTAATTGGATTTGTAGTCTTTCATAAACTCTGAAATTGCTTTTGCAACATCATCGATCATTGAAACACTGATACGCAATAATTTTTCTGGTGAAGTGTCAACATCAAGTGCTTTGAGCCATTCCTCATCAAGTGCGTTCTCAGAGTCGAACAATACGACTTGACAACCCATTTGCTGAGCATTTCTTACTATGTTACCTGAACATATAAATGATTTTCCAGAACCAGACTCGCCTGCAAACACACTGACTTTACCTAGCGGAATACCGTTGTTAAAGTTTCCACTAATAAGATAGTTAAGTGTGTGGTTGCCTGTGCTGATCCAATCTTTAGGATCGAAAAAGCCAGCACTGATACCTGTGATGCTTTTAGTAATTCCCGTACGGAACTTCGTTAAGTCAAATGGTTTCTGCATGATTCTTCTCCTTAAGACTGACGGTTACGAATCATTGCAAGAATGTCATCTGCTGATTTCTTTCCTTGATCTGCTGGTTCAGCCGCTGGTGCTGGAGCAGAAGCCTCTTCAACAACTGGTGCTGGAGTAGGAGTAGGTGTTTCCACTACTGTTTCTGCTACAGGAGCCACACTTGGTTGCGGAGTTGCTTGTACAGGAGCCACAGTTGCTTGTGTTTTACTTCCTATATCAACTCCATAGGGTTTATAAAAGTTACCCCATCTATCCGGATCATACTGATCACCGTTAACACTTGCTTCAAACATTTCTGCAATCGCTTGTACACCTTCTGCTGTTGGTTTAGCAGGAAGGAAATCTGCAAGATTAAACAATCCATGAGTGTCAATAGCAGACAACTGATCTTCAGTTAGAGCAGATTCTTTTCTTGCCCACTTAGAAGTCGAATAATCAGCATACTGACCTTTAGTAGTTTTAGTTAAACGGAAATCTGTACCATTTACATAATCAGTAGGAAGGTTTTCCATATCTGGGTCCATCAATGCTGATTTGATAATGTTAAAGATTTGAGGTCCAATTACGAATCGTCTAATTGGATTTTCTGGAGTGGATTCATTTAACGGGTTTTCATTTACAAAACCTTGGAAAATGTAACTTCTCTTTTTCCAATACTTTCTGCCCATGTCTTCGAGACTTGGATCTTTAAACCAAGGACGAACCTCAGTTAGTACTGGACATGTTTCGTTCCACATTTCCATGCAAGGTACTTGTACTGTTACTGGACGGCTATCGCCACCTTTCACACCAGGGAATGTTAAACGAATCATTTGTCGTTCAACCCAAAAGAAGTCTGCATTTACATCTTCATCTGGAAGGAATCGAAGTGTGCAACTAGTGCCTTCGTCAATGTTCCAAAATGGGTAAATTGCGTTATCGCTTTGAGTTGGGGAATTTGAAGAACCTTTGTTCTCCATTGCTGAGAGCTTTGCTCTGATTTCTGCTAAAGATGCCATAATGTTTTCTCCTTATATGTGCCATGTCTTTGCCATGTTTGTTATGATAATCATAACTGTTTGTTTATAATAATGCCAAGATAGAAAAAAGTCAACCTTTTTCTAACAATGTTATTTAGTATTTTTCTTGCAGTTATTCTTCTACAAATTGGTTTAAGAAACTTTCGTATGTTGCTTCTACTGTCATTTGTGGCGCACTAGCATTATGATTATGAGTGTTAGCACTTAACAAACAACTCTTAATAGCACCGTATTCAAACTGACTAAGTCCGCTACCTGCATTAAGTTTTCTGCTTATACCTTGTAAATAGTTTCCTAATTTTGGATCGTTTGCCGCAAAACCCAATTGGCTAACTTGATAACCAAGTTTAGCATGTGGTGTTGCAAAATCCATAACATCGCTTTCGCTCAATAAATTTTTGAGGTTAGCGAATGATTCTTTATTAATTGCTTTTGTAAGATAACCTTCAAATGCTTTTCTTTTTACAGAAAGTGTTTTTAGATTATCCATAACACTAGCAACTTTATCATCAAAATGTGTTTCTGTGAACAATGCTTCGATATCTGTTGTATCTTCGTCTAATTCAATGTGATCATCAGTCTCGGATAAACTTTGGATGGCAGTCTCATAAGTTTTTGCACCTGATAATCTTTTAAATGTATCTCTAATATTTTGTACATTTTCTATTGCAAGATCAACATACACTTGATTGTCTTCGTTTACAAGTTTTGACTTCCTAACATAATTTACAAATTGTCCTAATGACTTGTAGTCAGCGGCCATTTCAACTATCCTAGTACCAACTTCATCAAATGTTTCACCACCTTTTTGTAAATGGCGAGCCATTGCTCTAGCCATTGCTAAATTATTTTCAGGTAGTTTAAATCTTTCTTCGCCTCTCTGTATAAAGATGCTGTGAATATTTCTACTTCTTGCACCTCTTACTTCTTCGTTTACTGGTTTCTTATGTTTGACTACGATCTTAACATTGTCGAGACCTTGGTAACTAGTTTTAGTGCTACCAGTCATAGTATCGAAACCTTCCATAACCTCTGCCATGTCTTTCTCCGAGTTTCTCACAATATCTGCTTGCTCACCTTTTGCTTTAATTTTTTTATCAAAAACTTTGTAATCAAAATTTAGCAAATAGTCTTGACTGAGATTTTTTAGCATAGGTCTAAGTTCGTGCTCTGATAAGTCTGCACTAGTGTTAAGAATAATAGTATCGTTACTATTATCGACTCTTACTAAAATGTTAGGATCCTGAACTACAAACCTTGTTGCTTCAGCAGGATTAACTGTAATTTTTCCTTCTTTATCAAAACTTTCGATTTTAAATCCAAAGCCTTTCAAAAGATTAAAAACTTTTTCAGATATTTGCTCTTTATTGATTGCCATATAACTATTTATCTTCTAGAGCAGACCAATTGGTAATGGTCCGTCATCATCATCTTCCCAACTCAATGTATCTACACCTAAACTACTGTTTACAGCATTATATACATCTTCTTCAAAGGTACCAATATATTCGATCATTCTAATTGCTAAGACTAAACTCATGACTAAGTCGTCTGTTTCTCCTGGCTTAGCGGCAAAACTGTTTGCTCTAGAAACAAAATTCTTTAACTCACTTATTAAAGGCTTACTAAAAACCTTTAATTTTTCTTGTTCAATTAATCGTTTTAATTGTAAACATGCTTCAACTTTTGTTTTATGTCCTGTATGAAAACCTTTGCGTCCTTTTTTGCCTTGTATTTTTTTAGGTTCGTGTAAAAAATCTCCTGGAAAACTTTCTTCACCGGTATCTCTGATAACAACTAATGCGGCCTCACCAATAGTATTGTTTTCAACACTCCAATATAATTGAGAAGCACCGTTAATTTGTAGATAATTTAATATCTCCATCATAACTTTCATCTGGCCTTCAATCGGAGTTTTATTATGGCACCATTCTGCTACTTGCACCATTGTTGGTATTTCTATAACTTGTATAGCGGCATTGTCGCCACCAGTACCACTACTAGGATCAAGACTAACTACATAAGTTTTATCAGGATCAATATTTTTATACCAACGAGTTTGTCCCATTTTAATAGCAGGCTCTACACCTTTTATTTCTAAAAGCCTTAAAGGATCTATCAATGTTTCGTCGTAGATAACAAATTCACATTCGTGCTCACGCCTAAATCTTTCCTCACCTACTCTGTATCTTTCTTCTTGTGCCCAAGCCTCATCTCTGTCTGGGTGTTTATCCCAAGTTGCTAACATTGCTTTAAAACCATTGACTCCGACATCATTCTCGTTACCATGCTCGTCAAACAATTTGTTTGCTTGTTGCCAAATCATAGCAAATGTATCGTCATCACTGTTTGGTGTGCTTGTAATAATACACTTACCACCTGTTGCTAGTGTGGGAGATAGTGCTGTCCAAAACTCTTTAGCAATAGTATTACGCACAAACGCAAACTCGTCTAAGTAAATAAGTGTTAATGACATACCACGACCGGTGTTTTCTGTTGTTGTACTACTTACAATTCTACTGCCGTTATCAAA